CAACCCTGAATTAGCCATCATGGTCCAAGACTCCTGAAGTGCGCAACACATCAACCGTGCGCCCCGTCACTGGTTGACGATGTGTTGTTGCACACACAGCTGATGCGTAGACCTTACATAAGATATGATGGGATATATGTCAAGAAGTATTTTCAGGCCTTGGTAAGTTGTCCGTGTATCCTTACCAAGGCACCTGTATTATATATTATCTAATCGTTTTTCCAAGATATCACTATAGGCGCAGTAATCTTCTTTCTCTAATTCCTTTACCATTTTGATAGCATCAGCTACCAGCTGCCGTAGTACCTTGTTCTGCCTGGTGAGCTCATTAACTTTACTCTCGTGAGAACGAGATTTGTTCTCGCCTCGAACGAGATCGAGAGCTTCGAAATCTACTGTCATAATTTTCTCCTTTCCCCCAAGATACGATATCATGGGATACTCGTCAAGTAGAAGTTACGTGCACCCCAGTCCTGTGCTGACGCTGCAGGTGCCAGTGTTGTTTGTCAAACGAGAACGAAATTTATCCTTGACAACGAGACGAGATCCTGCCGGGAAGGATGCCATCACCAGCCCCTCGAAAACTAACAAAGAGGAAAGAAACGAGGGGCAGGTCATAGCACGAGCTTCCGTGCGTTACTGGAGCTGCAGGATGGGCCCAGTCGGTGTTCGCTGAACAAGAACGAGCGAGGTTTGTCAACGAGAACGAGATCACGCTGCGTGCTCCCGGAGGAGATCCAGAAGGTTACGCTGGACCGTGGGCCATTGTAACGGGAACGAGAACGAGCGAGACGGCACCAGTGAACGAGGATCAGTGAAACTGGACACCGGTCTGTAGAGTTTAAGAGACCTCTTCAAGAGGGTCTCTTTGAAGATAATTACTTTACCACCAGCCTTGATATATTTATTAATCCACACAATTTGCCACTTATTTAATTTAGGATAATTAGCATCATCGGACTTAAGTTCTATCCAAAATATTTGATCATCACATACAGCATGAACATCTGGTATTCCATTAATTGTGCTAGATTCTATGCGAGTTAAATAACAATTAGTTAAATTGTTTTTAGTCTTTTGCCACAACCTTGATTCTTGTGCTTTGACTGTCATTAATTAACTTAACTTTTTAATATCCTTAATTACTGAGTTCGGTATAATTGTTGTATTACCTATACTTTCAATGTCAACACCATTTTCTGCAAAAGAGTAATCTCCAAACAATCTGGTAACTCCTTTAGCTTGAGAAAACAAATGACCTTTAGTTATACAGGTTGCTAAATTAGATTTTTTAAGTTCATCAAAACTACTCCAGCTGCTGTTGGATACAATATCGAACCATTCGACAGCAACCATAGGAAACTTATCTATCTGTTTTTTTACTTTTTTTGGTATTGCTATTTTTTTTCTCATTTACTCTTACCTCAACAACTCCAACTGAAGTGAATAGTGTAGGATTATGTTTCTTATTAAACTCTCTGATCCAAACTGACCAACTAGCCCTTTTTAGAAACAATTGTCTCTTCAGCTTCGATGGTTTTTGCATTATAGCCATCGATTTTCGCTGAGAGTTCCTTGAGTTTGTTTTCAAGTTCCTCACGTGACATTCCCTCCAGACCTGTTACTCTTACTTCTTTTCTATCAATGAAAGCACCAGCCAACTGGCCAGATCTGTACTCAGCATTAATAGCTGCTGCGTATTGATCTTTTTTTTCTGCCTTATCAGCAAGTCTTTCAAATCTTTTGTATCGTCTGAGATTATCACTCTCGTATTTCTTTACTTCTTGTTCAAATCTTTTATCGTAATATTTTGCAATATGTGGATTTTTTCTTCTATTTAATAATTGTGATGCAGTAGATCTTGCAGTATTTATATCTTTGCATTCATAACCTGCACGTTGCAAAGCTTCTGCTTGTGTAATTTGGCCATGATCTTGAACCATAATTTCTACAAACATTTTTTGTTTTTGAGTTAAATCCTTTTCAGTTCTCAACTCTTTTTTAGTTAAACCACCCATTATCTAAATTTATTTAAATCTCTTATTATAGATCGTCTCTCTTGAACACTTAAACTCTTGTCCTTAAGTCTAATTGCAATATTATTTTTTATTCCAGACTTAACATCAGTCTTGGCATCAGATCTTGAACCACCATGTTTTTTTACAATCTGTTGAGTTTTATTACCTGTCTTAAAATATTTTTTAGCAGCAGTTTTAATTCCTGCAGTAAGTAAACCACCTAACATTTTTTTTGGAATAATTTTACCCAAAGCTTTTGCTTGGCCTGCGTGTGCTTTAGATGCTTTTTCTAATTTTCTTTTAACCATCCTAATAGTATTTAAACCACCTTTTGATTTTTTTCCAATTCTTTCCTTCATAAATTTTCTTACAGATTGACTTATGGCTTCCTGATTAGCAGCTCTTTGCTTCTTTGTCATCATAGGAATCATCATAGTTCTTTTAGCTGCTTTATCAGATGCAAACGCTTTACCAAACATTCTAGGTCTACCACCTTTTGGCATACTTTTGGTTTTAGGTGCAGCTTTGTATTCAGCTGCAGTCATAAATTTAGTTCCACGTATTTTTCTCTTAAAATCAGCTTTTTTAAGATCCATAGGAATAACAGGTGGTGCAGTGTTTGGACTTCTTTTTTTTCTCGCAACTTCAGATTTATGTGCTTTATGAAGTCTTCTAAATCCTTCTTTTACTGTTTTGAATATTATTCCTCTCATATTTTTATTATATAGATTATTTCATCACAAAGTAACTCCCTGAAAAAGTTTTGATAAAGTTCCCGCAAGACTGGTGTATCCCAGATACACCATAGATACACCATAGATACACCATCAAAATGGTCTAAAAGTGTTGCTATTATTGATTAATAATCGTTTAGATACACCAGATACACCACTATTGACCCCTGGGGTACTTTTTATTACTCACTAGTCTGAGATATCTATATAGGATATTTTTTATCCATTGTCCGGTAACCGGTATTCTGTTATACTTTTCACATGATCCGTAAAAAAGATCAATTCATTATTAGTTTCCTGGAGGTTTATTTAGCTCTCTTTTTTAAAGTTCCTCCAGGAGCTCCTAAATTTTTACGTCCCCCATGACTATTATTTAATTCTAACTTTATCTGAAAAAACTTTCTTTCTAATTTCAGCTCTTTCTTCCTTAGTCTTAGCAGCCCTATATAATCTGTAATACTCTCGATAATTAATCCATGATTTTTGTATTTTATTAAATTTAACAATTCCCTTTTTTATCAATTTTTTATATTCATCCTGGATAATTTGAGGATCTAAATCAGCATTCCAACAAACTTCCTGAAAATCATCACTATTCTCTAAAAACCACTTATGACTATCTTCCTTCCAATAAGTATCTCTCTTAAAAGTGCTAACGGACATCGAATCTTCAAATGCCTGTAATAGGATAGCCTGAAATAACCTTATTTCTGGTGATCTTCCTTGTTTTACAAATTCCATGGCCAACTTAATGCCCAAATTTTTTAACAAGTTTGGTGAATAACTCATAAAACTTCTTTATGGTTGGTTTAGGATAATCTTGTGATTTAATGAAATAGTAATCTTCTAAGATCTCTTCAATGTACCTAGTTTTCTCGTCCCCTGGCAGGGCCTCTACAAAATAGATTGTTTTACTTACTAATCCTCTAGGAACTTTCGACATTTGCATAACCACGATGTGGGAAAAGATATGGATTATGGATTACACCGTGGCTACACATTTTTTACAACCAGCTTCAAACCTTTAGCCTGAGCTATCTTCTTTCTGCCTGATTGCCATCTAGACTCGATTTTGTCGAGAAAAGATAAACTGAAATTTCCTAAGCCATAGTCATTTCCACAATACAACTGAAACATTAAACTAGTTAACTCATCATAAGTTTTTTTATTCGGACATAGCATAACTAACTTGTCCAATGCCTGGTCTAATGCTTCTTCACTGCTTTTTTTCACAGCTCTACCCACTAAAATCTCCTGTTAAAGTTAAAATTAGCTTTCGTTGTCAATTGAGAATAAGGTGTTTTGAAAGCCTCACCTTTTCATTCTAGGCTTAGGAATACGTATGATTCGTTAATATATAATTTGTGACTTTATTGCAACAAAAAAAAGGGCCAGTCTCCCGGCCCTTTTTACGACCTGCAGGTCTACTTACCATTCAAGAGCTTCTTGCCTTGAGATAGCAAATTCTCTTTCATTGATTGATAGCTTTTCCCCTCTTTTTTAGCTATCTTCTTGATCTCATCATCAACTATTTTGGCAATCATTGAGCCAGGTCTTCTAAAACCTTGCTGCCCCATTGCTCTAATAATACAATAAGTATTGATATCTACTGCACATGACTTCCATTTATTGATGT